CATACAAAGACAAGAAGAGCGTATGAGAGTTATTGGCCCTGTTCTTGGAAGGCTAATGAATGAAATGCTACGCCCATTAATAGACCGTGTGTTTGCATTAATGTTAAGAGAAGATATGCTCCAACAAGCACCACCATTAATACAAGGAAGGGACATTGATATAGAATATGTATCCCCATTGGCTATGGCACAAAAATCAAGCAGTCTTAATAATACTATGAAAGCACTAGAAATACTTATGCCATTAGCACAGGCATTGCCTGTTGGTGACCATATAGACCCAGATGGTTTGGTGAGACACATTACAGATAGTCTAGGTGTGCCTAAGATGACATTGAAATCACAAAGAGAAGTTGATGCAATGAGGCAACAGCGTCAGGAAATGCAACAGGCTATGCAAGAACGTGAGGCATTATCACAGGATGTAGCCGATACCGCGCAAGCAGCGCAAGCAGTTAGGATGGTAAGTAAATAATGGAAGAACCAGAATCAATCGTAAATGAAGCCTATACACAAGATAAAATACAAAAAGAAATAGAACAGCTAAGAGATATGTATACTCAGACATTTACATCCGAAAATGGCAAGAGAGTATTTACAGACTTAGCAAATAGATGTCACTGGATGACAACTACCCATGTATCAGGAGATGCTAATGCATCTGCTTATGAAGAAGGAAAACGTGCTGTTTTCTTACATATTAACAATATGATTAATAAGGAGTAAAAATGGAAGAACAGGTAGTCGAACAGGTAGACCAGCCAACTACAACGGTGCTAGAAACACCAGCAGAAGTAGCACAGGGCGGTTCTGGTAACGATTTCTTAAACCAGTTGCCAGAAGAATTACGCTCACATCCAAGTCTATCACCCATCAAAGATGTAGGTAATCTGGCTAAATCCTATGTAAATGCACAACAACTTATAGGCGCAGATAAATTAGCTGCCCCTAAAAACCCATCTGAAGAACAGCTTGGTAAAATACATCAGTATCTAGGTGTACCAGAAACATCCGATAAGTATGATGTTGTCGTAGATGGAAACATAGTAACAGAAGAAGTTGCTAGTAATTTTAAGGGCATAGCACATAAACTTAACCTAACACCTAATCAGGTAAATGGTGTGATGGAGTATTATAAATCTACAGTAAATACATCACAGGAAGAGATTAGCCGACAACAGGAAAGTCTCAAAGAAGAAACCATAAACGGATTAAAAAAAGAATGGGGTCAGGCTTACGATGATAAACTTGCAAGCGTCAAAGGATTACTTGGTAAGTTTGGTGATTCTGATATTTATGAATTAGAGTTAGCTAGTGGGTTAAAGTTTGGCGATGACCCTAGGGTTATAAAGTATTTTTCTGAAATCGCTAACTTTGTTAATTCTTCTACCAGTGAAGATACAATTGCAGATGCCACACAAACACGTAAACTCACGCCTAATGAAGCACAGGCAGAAGTTACTTCTATTATGAACTCGCCAGAATATACAGATAAAAAGAATTATGTAGCACGGCAAAGAGCTATCAATAGAGTTAATGAATTAATGGAAATGATACATGGATAATAATGACATTATCATTGCTAGAAACGAGTTAATATGTAACCTCTTGCAAACTTGTGCAAATAGAGATATTTTAGATATAAGCCAACTTGAACAAAAAGCAGAGTTGCTTTGGAGTTGGGTTATCAAGGGTAGCGGTTCAAACCGTCCTGAAGACAATCGGATAGACGATAGTTCTACGGCAACTAAAAAGCCTAGGCGTGTCCGTGAGGGTAGCACATCGATAAAAGTATAAACGCAATTTGTGAAAGAAGGAGTTAAACATGTCTTCACAAGTAACAACCGCGTTCGTGCAACAATATTCTGCTAATGTGCAAATGCTCTCACAACAAATGGGTAGCCGTTTACGTGATGCAGTTAATATAGAAAATGTTGTTGGTAAGAACGCATTTATAGACCAGATTGGTAAAGCGACAGCACAGCTTCGCACAAGCCGACATGGTGATACACCGCAACTTGATACCCCACACGCAAGACGTAGAGTATCATTAGCATCATACGAATATGCAGACTTAATTGATGACCAAGATAAAGTTCGTATGTTGATTGACCCAACATCACAATATGCATCAGCAGCAGCTGCTGCCATGGGTCGTGCTATGGATGATGTTATTATCGCAGCTGCACTTGGTACAGCATCAACAGGCGAAACAGGTTCTGGTTCAGCTACGCTAGATTCAACAGCAAACATGGTGGGTTCTTCATCATCAAATGATGGATTAACCATTGCCAAGTTGCTTGAAGCAAAGCGTAAGATGGATTTGAATGATGTTGACCCTTCTATCCCACGTTACATTGCAGTAGGGCCAAAGCAGATTGAAGACTTACTTGGTACAACTCAGGTTACCAGCTCAGATTTCAACACTGTGAAGGCGTTAGCTCAAGGTGATATCAATACGTTCCTAGGCTTCGAGTTCATTATGACAAATCGTCTTGATGTAGATACAAATGACATTCGTTCATGTTTTGCATGGGCAGAGGATGGCATTACCCTTGGAATAGGCAAAGATGTTTCTGCAAGAATTGATGAGCGTGCTGATAAAGGGTATGCAACTCAAGTTTACTATTGCATGGATATTGGTGCGGTGCGGATGGAAGAGTCCAAAGTCGTTAAAATCTTCTGTGATGAAACACCAGACTAAGATAGGAGATTAGAAAATGGCTAATGTAAACACAACCCTCGTTTCAAATATGTTGGCATCGCCTCAGGTGGCATCACCATCTAGGACTTTGCATGGCGTGAAACGAGTAGCAATGGGAACAATCGCACTGGCTGCTGGTGATTTATCTGCCACAGATACAGTAATGCTTGCTCCTGTTCCTTCAAATGCAGCAATCGTAACGATTAAGTTATTTAACGATGACTTAGATTCTGGTACAACAAACACATGTGACGTAGGTGTATATTCGGAAAGTGACGGTACGTTTACCGCACTGGATGATGATGCCTATGCATCCGCAATCACAGACCTTCGTGGTGCGGTAGGTGGTGTTGGAACAGATGTTACCTATGAAGCAAGAAACATCAACTTAACAGGTCAGAGAGTATGGGAAGATGCAGGTCAAACATCTGACCCAGGTGGTCATTTGTTCATCGGATTACTATTTGATGCAGCAGGAGATACCGCTGGTGATTTATCTTTCGTGATTGAGTATGTTGTAAACTAAATAGTGAGGGGCAGAGCAATCTGCCCTTCCTTTATTGAGAGGTAAGATTATGTCTTCTGTTGTTGATATTTGTAATGAATCAATGGATTTGTTAGGAGCAGCTACAATAACTTCTCTTGATGAAAACTCCAAAGAAGCCAAACTCTGCAACCGAAGATTTACTACTGTTAGAGACCAAGTATTACGCTCACATCCTTGGAACTCCGCTATAAGAAGAGCATCATTAGCTAAAGACTCTGACGCTCCGCCATTTGGCTTTACAAGCCAGTTCTCCCTTCCAACAGATCCATTTTGCTTACGTGTTTTATCTTTTTATACCGATAGTATAAATCAGGATATAGCTGCATATGAATCACAGGTTATGTTTAAAATAGAAGGAAGAAAAGTATTATCAGATGAAACTGCGTGTAAGATAATATATGTAGCAAGAGTCACCGATACAGAAGAATATGATAGTTTATTATCAAGCACAATAGCACATAAACTAGCCTCTGAAGTTGCCTATGCAATTACAGGAAGCTCATCCTTATCAGGTCAGATATATCAATTATATCAAGCCAGATTATCAGAAGCAAAAGCAATGGATGCTATGGAAGGTGTACCAGATAGATTGACCTCAAGTGAATTTATTGATGTAAGGGTATAATATGGCACGAGTGTCAACCATAGTAACCAACTTCCAGTCTGGTGAATTAACGCCAAGACTTGAAGGAAGGGTAGACCTACAAAAATATAGTGCTGGTGTTCAAACCCTACAGAATATGGTTGTCTTCCCTCAAGGCGGTATTACCAGAAGAACAGGAAGTTACTATGTCAATTCATCAAAAGATGGCGGTGAAATACGTCTTGTAAACTTTGAGTTTGGCGCAGATACCACATCAGAAGAGCCTGTATCTTATGTATTAGAGTTTGGGCTAAACTATATACGTTTTTATAATAATGAAGCGATATTAACAGAAGCCACCAAAGCTATATCAGCTATTACCAAAGCAAACCCAGCGGTGGTTACAGCATCATCTCATGGCTATAGTAATGGTGATAGAGTATTTATCAAAGATATTGTAGGCATGACAGAACTTAATAACCGTGAGTTTACAGTTGCAAATCAAACAACAAATACATTTGAATTATCGGGTATTAATAGTTCTGCTTTTACAACTTATAGCTCTGGCGGTACATCTGGTAAAATAGTAGAAATAACAACCACTTATACAGTAGCACAGGTAAAAGAACTAACCTTTGCACAATCAGCAGACGTAATGTTTATAGCACATAGAAGTCATGCACCAGCGCAACTTACCAGAACAACCACAACTTCATTTACACTTGCTGATATGAGTTTTGTGGATGGCCCTTATGAAGATGAGAATATAGGCACAACAACAATTACATCAGATGCAAACACAGGAACAGTTACATTAACTGCTTCTGCTGATTTATTTGCATCATCTGACATAGGCTCTTTGTTTAGATTCAGAGATATTGTTGAGGTACAGCATGATGCTTGGTCTACATCCGATAATTATTCACAGAATGATTTAGTACGACATAATGGTAATGTATATAAGAAAACAGATGCTGGTAGTGGTGAATCTACAGGAGCGCAAGCACCTGTTCATACATTTGGCTCAGAGGTGTATGGCAATCATACATGGCAGTTCCAGCATAGTGGTACAGGATTTGTAAAAATAACAGCCGTTGCCAGTGCTACATCAGCTACAGCCATCGTGCAGAATAATTCAATCAATGGAAATATCAATACACTTGTATTACCAAAGAATGCAACAGATGGAACAACAAGATGGTCAAGAGGCGCATTTAGTAGTAGAAATGGATTTCCAAGAGCAGTTGCATTTTATGAAGAAAGATTATTCTTTGCTGGTACAACTGCACAGCCACAAAGCATCTTCGGTTCTGTAACAGATGATTTCACCAATCATAGTCCTGGCACAAATGATGATGATGCAATCAATGTAACGATAGCATCTGATAAGGTAAATGTTATCAAGCATTTAATACCAGGAAGGTTCTTACAAATACTTACAACAAGTGCAGAGTTTACCTTATCTGGTGGTACGCAAGGGGCTGCTGTAACACCTACATCAGTAAACGTATTACGAGAAACTACTTTTGGTACATCTAACGTGCGCCCACTTAGAGCAGGAGCAAGTACCATATTAGTGCAAAAGAGTGGTGAGAAAGTAAAGGAAGTTACCTTTGATTTAAATACAGATGGTCTGGTGGGAAGAGACTTAACCATATTAGGAGAGCATCTAGCTAAAGGTGGTTTGACCGATATGGTATGGCAACAAGAACCAGAACTTATCTTATGGTTTGTGCGCTTTGATGGGGTATTAATAGGTCTTAGTTATGACCCTGCAAATAATACAGTGGGTTGGCATCAGCATCCTTTTGGTAATTCTGGTGTGGTAGAAAGTGTAACATCTATTCCAAGCGGTACAGAAGACCAAGTATATTTATCGGTAAAACGTACTATCAATGGTTCTGAAGTACGACATATCGTATATCTAAAATCATTTAATTTCAGCCAGAAAGTAAGAGATGCTTTTTTTGTTGACTCAGGTGTTACCATAGAAAACACAGCTAAGACTATTACAGCTGCTTCATTATCTACAGACCAAGTAAGCAGTGTTACAATAGACTATCAGACAGTTACTATTACATCTTCTTCACATGGTTTTAGTGATGGAGATGATGTAGTTATCAACGATGTTGTGGGTATGACAGAACTAAATGGCGATAGTTTTACCGTATTTAACTCGCAAACAAACACATTCGAGTTGGCAAACCCAGCAACTAAAAGCATCAAATCAATTACCAAAGCAAACCCTGCTAATATAAATATTGACAATCATGGCTTTGCTACCAATGACCAAGTGGCTATTTTTGATATAACAGGTATGACAACAGTTAATAATACAGGTGTTATCGTAACAAAAGTAGATGATAATAACTTTACGATAGGTGTTGATTTAAGTGCAGTAAGTGGATTCCCAGCAGCCAAAGTAAATAATGGCAGTGGTATAACCAGTGGTGCTACAGTCATTGATATTGATAACGTGTCAGGTACGATATCTACAGGTATGGTAGTTACAGGCACAAATATTGCTTCGGGAACAACCGTTGTTGCATTAGCTGGACAAGCAAAGATTACTTTATCTACTGGAACAACAGGTGCAATCAGTGATAATGCAGATTTAGTATTCTTACCAAATAGCGGTGTGGTACGTAAGGCAACCAATGGTACGCCTTTTACAACTTACATATCAGGTGGTGAAGTACGTAAAAAAGTATCTGCTGTTACAGGCGTAAATCATTTAGAAGGAGAAACAATAGCTGTTCTGGTAGATGGCGCAAGTCATGCAGATAAGACTGTTACAAATGGCAGTATCACACTAGATAGAACTGGCGGTGTAATTCATGTTGGGTATAACTATGACTCTTTAGTTAAGACTTTGCGTATGGAAGGTGGTGCAGAAGACGGTATATCACAAGGAAAGATAAAAAGAATACATGGCGTAACAGCACGATTTATAGATACAGTTGGTGCAGAAACAGGGCCAGATGTAGATAATCTTGACCGTATGCCATTTAGAGATAGCAGTATGGCTATGGATGGCCCGATACCATTATTTAATGGAGATAAAGAAATATTCTTTCCATCTGGGTATGATAATGATGCACAGGTTGTTATAAGACAAAACCAGCCTTTACCTATGACCATACTTGCAATAATGAGAAGGTCTAATACATTCGATGCTTAAACTAAGAACATTTGATAAAAAAGATATAGATAACATAGACTTAGAGTTTGTTATTGAAAAGCAACATAAAGATGCTTTCATTGCACCAGAGCGCATACATGGTTATACCTTAATGTATGATGATGTTATATTAGGTATGGGCGGTATTCATTTTATGTGGGGTAAGGTTGCAGAAGGTTGGTTCTTTATATCTAAACTAGGTAAGGTAAAATACAAATCTGTGGTAAAGCATACCTATTATATGTTTGATGTAATAGAAACAGAAAACAATATTAATAGAATACAGGCTAGTGTTTCAGCAGATGACCCAACAGCAATACGATTTGCAAAATGGCTTGGGTTTGAGAATGAGGGTTTGATGAGACAATATGGTGTAGATGGCGGTGATTATTACCGCATGGCGAGGATAAAGTAATGAGTCCTTTACAAGCAATCGCAGTAGGTGGTCAGGTTCTTGGCGGTATCATGGGTGCAAAAGGTGCAAACGCAGCTGCACAATCTGCACAAGCAGTTGCTGAATATAATGCACAGGTTGCTGAAAATGAAGCAATCCTTCTAGCAAGACAGAAGAGAGAAGAAGAAGCTGCGCTCAGAAGGCAGTCTGACAGGCTTATAAGCACCCAGAGAGTCGCTACAGCAACTTCTGGTATCAGAATGTCTGGCAGTCCGTTACAGGCTCTAGCAGATGCTTATTTCAACACAGAGAAAGATGCAGCTAGAATACAATACGCATCAAGCATACAGCAAATGCAAAAGGAATCAGAAGCAACATTATCAAGGCTTGAAGGGCAAGCAACAGCACAAGCATTAAGAATACAAGGACAACAATCACTGCTTGGTGGATTTACCGATGCAGCATCAACAGGAGCAACTTTAATTGCCTAAGATACCATTATACAATCAAGGCGTAGGCCCAACACAAGGATTAGCTGCTGGTCAGTTATCGCCACGAGCAAGTACATCAGCCTTTACCGCACCAGGCAGAGCCTTTGCAGGGTTTCAGCAAACACTATCAAAAGCAGGAAAAGTAGCTGCTGACTTTGAACTAGCACAACAAAAGATAAATGCAGATACATTAGATACTGAAGTAAAATCTATATTAGATGAAGAGTTTTCTAAATTAGAAAGACAAGAGTTAGATGACGTATCTTTGTATGAAGAAGAGTTAGGAAAAATACAAGAAACAATAAATACTAAAATTGAAACTACTCCAAGAATAAACTCAAGATTAAAATCAACGGTTCAAAACAATTTTGATACACGCTTTTCAGCTTTATCCGTTGGTGGAAAGCAAGTTACTTTTGAAAGAAAAAGAACAAATTTAGCAAATTCATTTATAAAAGGATTAAATTCAAACACTGAAAATGCACGAAAAAATCCAGATTTAGCTGAAGCACTTAATTCAGATTCACAATTTATTTATCAAAATGCAAGGGAAGCTGGTGTGGAAAATATGCTTCCGATGACTTCCGAAGAATATTTTTCAAATTTTAAATCGGAACAAATAGCTATTGGTTTGATAAATACACAAGAAAAGGTGCAAAATAAAACTCTTACATTACCACAAGCGCAAGAAAACTTTAATGACGTAGAAAAACAAATAAAAGAAAGTTCTCGTTTAAATGAAATTACATTTGAGAAAGAACAAGATTTATTAGTTCGTTTACAATCTGTCAGACAAAACTCAGAAACAATATTTCTTAATAATAGTCTTGAAGTTGTTCAATTTAATTTTCCAAATTTTGATATTGGCACAGTAAACACAATTCAAAGTGGTCTGCAAAAAGGAGAAACAGAGTTTGTTGTAAAAGATGAACAGGGGAATGACAGGCAGATATCATTTGAAGGATTATCACAAGCAAGTTTAAATGAAATAAATGATGAACTTATTAAATTAACAAGTGCCAAAAGAATTCTTGAAAGAGATAATATCATTGGACTTCTTGGAGAAATGCAAAAAGATGGCGCATCCAATGACAATTTTCAACAAGCAGCAGTAGCTTTGAGAGATGGAGAAGATTTTACGTATCCAAAACAAGATGGCTCAGTAATTTCTTTTAATTCTTCTTTTTTAAAACAAGCAGTTCAACAGGAACTTTCACAGTTTACAAATAATTTGTTAGAAGACCCTGAAGAATTATCTCAAATAACAATACAAGAGTTTGGTGAAAAAGTAATAAATTCAATTAACTCAAAAACAGATATTGAAAATATCATTCTTGGGCGTTCTGATAATATGAGTCAAAATGAATCAGAAGAAATTACTGCGATAACATTACAAACATTGACTCAATCTACGGTACGAAAGTTACAAGTTACACAGGATGAAAATGAACGTGCAGTGTTGTTAGATAGACTAAATGATATTGAACAAATATTAACAAGCTCATTAAATGAACAACAACCTTTTGAATTTAGAACAGATAATATCGGTAAAATAGCAAACAATACGTTAAATGTAATATCTGATATGCAAATAAAACAATTCAAAGCGATTGGAGAAAAAGCAGTAAATACAACTATAAAACAAGAAGTGTTAGATGGTCGTGGTGCAATTTTATCTTTGCATTTTTCTAGTGATAAAATAGAAAAAGTTACCCAATCTTTGATGAAAGATATAAGTATAGAAGAAAAAGATGCTGAAACAAAAAATAGAAAGATAATAAATATAGCTCAAGATACAGGAGTTACACATAAAGAGTGGGAATTTACACTTGAACAGGCTTTTCGTAATGCTAGAGATGCATCTGTTTCTCCAGATTCAGAAGATTTTGGAATGATAACACAAGGATTAAATTTATTTAATTTTCTTAAAAATTATCAAAATGTTTTATCAGACCACACAGATTCTGAACAAAGAGCATTTTTTACAGAATTAAATGAAAGAGTTGATTTTGAACCTTTAGAGCAAGCAATTTTAAACACAAGAAAAGCTATAGAAGACCCTGAACCTTCAAATGTTTCTCAAAGAATTTTAGGCACAGCATACGATAAACTTAAAAAACAAATGGATCCAGGTTTTTTTGGTGGGGATGACCCACTAAATGAAATACCAATTAAAAATTTACTTTTACAAAGAGCGCAAGATTACCTTGAGATTGGTGGAGCAAGAAATGCAACAAAAGCATTAGAATTTGCAAGAGAAGATATATTAAATGATTTTATTTTTATTGAAGGTCATTATCAGCAAATAGATGATTTTAATAAAAACACAACTGTTTTTAGAACAGGCATTGCTGAAGCAAAAAAAATGTTATTAGAAGAGTCTAAAAATAAAGTCACTTTAAAAGTTATTTTAGACCCTTTAGAAGAATATGAAGAAAAAGATTTAAGAATTGTAAAAAGCGAGTTTTTAGAAAATTATATAGTAACTGACAAAAATGGAAGACCGTTAGATGGCGTTGTTCTAGATGAAAAAGGAAATGAAACTATTTTTAGAAGATTGATTACGATTACTCCACAACAAATAAACGAGTTTGGCACACAAGAAATCCAAGAGAAAAGACAGGACGAGGAAAATAGAATAAAAAATGCAGTTAAATTGAATGCACAGAAAGATAAGGCTTTTAGTTCAACAGGAACTTACGAGCAACAGCAAGAATATCTAAAAAGCGCAGGAAGGTATCTTGAAATACTTTCTTTAGAAAAAGATGAACAAGGAAACATTGAATTAATTGAAAGCCCATCTGGAAAAATAATGCTAAAAACAGAAAAAATTGACCCTAAATTTGGGTTTATGGAGCGTCAAAGAGAATCTCTGATGTCTAATTAAATGAATGATATTTTAAACACACCCATTAGAAAATCTTTTAGAAAGATACTTGCTGATGAAAAACGGTTCGTTGCAAGACAAGAAAAAATAGCAGAAGAACAAAACAGAGTTGGTTTCTTTGATGCAGCACAAGCAGCACTGGAAAAAGAAAATAGTTTGTATTGGTTTTTAAGTGGTCTAAATAAAGACGATTATGAAACAGATACATCTAACTGGCTTGATGACAAAACATTTGATGAACTTACAGAAGGTCTGCCAGAGGAAAGTTGGGATTATTTAGAAGAAACTGTAAATCTTAAACACGCAAAAGACCTTAGAGTAAAAGCATTAAAGAGTTTAGAGAATGAACAAACACTTCAATCGTATGGATATGGTGGTGTTGCTTTACGAGTTGGTGCAGCTTTAACAGACCCATTAGCGATAGGTGCAAGTGTTGTAACAGGTGGTGCATTAGGCCCAGCCATCTGGGGTTCAAAAGCGACTCGATTAGGAAATGCCTTTCGTGGTGCATTGGGTGGTGCAACAACAAACGCTGCTATTGAAGGGTATCTTGTTAGCCAAGACCCAGTAAAAGACCCTTATGATATTTTGTATGGTACAGCAGCAGGATTGCTTCTTGGTGGTGCGTTTGGCGGTTTGGCAAAAACAGCACAGCCAGATTTAGAAGATGCAATAGTTGGTTTGAAAAAAGCAACAGAAGATGCACAAGTTATTGATTATGCAGAACAAATGAGAAGGCAGTTTGGAGATGACCCACAAGTGCAAAATTTACTTGGCTCTACTGCATTATCTACAGGTATGAACCGATGGGCAGATGATATTCAAATACCGAATATGGCTACAAAAAAAGATTTTGATAGTTTAGAAAATGCTCCTTTTTCTATAGGCAATCTTCTAATCAGATTTGATATGGTTGGCAGAATGAAACAAAGTTTGTTGAATACAGTGAGAAAAGCAGCATCTTTATTTGGCGAAGATGGTGTTGGTTTTAACAGAAACAATGCAACCATGTCACCGACAGCAGATATTAAAAGAACGATCCTTTACAACACAGAAAGAGGAAAAGTAGCAGAAGTATTTAATCCTGCTGTAAAACAGCAAGCAAAAACAGATGGTGTGAATATTGTTCAAAGAAATTTTACAAGCTATAGACAAAGATTTGCAGAACAGGTAGCAGACCAAATAGAAAATCCAAGAGCAGATGTTTCAGATGCTGTAAAAAAAGCAGCTAATGTAATTTCTTTATCTTTTAGAGAACTTTTAAGAAGAGCAAAATCGGCTGGTGTAAAAGGGTTTGAGTCAATACCAGAAAACTTGAGATACTTTACCCATCTCTGGCAACCATTTAAATTTAAAGAATTCTCTGTTACTTATGGTGAGCAGAATGTAGTTAAATTATTAAAACAATCGTTATTAAATGGAGACCCAGATTTAACAGATGAGTTAGCTGAAAATATTGCTACTGGTATGGTAAGAAAAATTAAAAAATCAGAGTTTGGAAAAGACTCTGGACTGGCTCGTATATTTACAACAGATGAAAAAGACATTCTAAAAGATATATTAGTTGAAGAAGAAATACTTACAGAAGACCAAGCGCAACGACTTATAAATCTGTTTGGGAGAACACCTCTTGGAGAACCAGCAAGAGCTAAAAGAAGGTTAAAAATTGATGTAGATGCAGAACTTGCGCTCCCTGATGGAAACATTCTTCGTGTAAAAGATTTGATGAACAGAGATGCAGAACAAGTATATGATACCTATGCACAACAATTATCTGGACGCATTGCACTTGCAGAGATTGGTATAAAATCAGAAGATGATTTCAGGCAACTGAAAAGAAATATTGACGCTGAAGCCAAAGAAAAAGGCTTAGAAGAAGAAGCAAAAAAACAAGTCGAAAGTTTGGAAATACTGCATGATTTGTTGCTGGGAAGAAACCCATCATCTGCACCACTTAATGCTAAAGCAGGAAGTAAAACAGCACGAGTAGCAAGATTAATTGCTGATTACAATTTTATTAGATTAATGAATCAAGTAGGATTTGCACAAGTTGCAGAGCTTGGAAACATTATCACTCTTGGCGGTGTAAGAGGTCTAGCACAAGTGATTCCTGAGTTTGGCTCTTTGATACGAAGAACAAAAAATGGAGAATTACAAGACCAAGTTGCAAGAGATATTGTTAATTTTTTGGGTGTTGGTAATGAACGTGCTATTAACCAAGCATTTAATCGTTTTGACCCTGTTGAAAATTATGTATCACAAAACACTACTTTTTTTGATAAAACAATCGAAGGTGCTATCTCCTTTCTTCAACCTCTCAAAAGGGTCACAGCAGATATATCAGGAATGGCCCCAATAACACTTATGTTAGAACGTGCTGCTGCACGAACTGCCATGCAAAATATAACAGATGCGGCATTTAAATCAACGAAGATTTCAGCTAAACGATTGGCTGGTCTTGGATTAGACGAAGATATGGCTGATAGAGTTTATAATCAAATACGCAAACACGCTGTTACTGTAAAATCACCTTTCTTCAGAAATCAAAAACTACGACAGACAAACATGGAAGAGTGGACAGATACAGAAGCAAGAGATGCGTTTACCGTTGCTGTTGTAAGAATGACAAGAAGAAGTATACAACAAAATGATTTAGGTAATTTAAATAAATATATGACTGGAACAATGGGTAAACTCATTATTCAGTTTAGAACTTTTATGATTGTATCCTGGACAAAACAAACTTTACATGGTTTGACAGTAAGAGATTTACAGGCAGCGCAAGCATTTGCTGCTGTAACCATGTTTGCTGGAGCTTCATATGTAGCTCAAACACATCTTAATTCTTTAGGAAGAGATGATAAAAATCAATTTCTAGAAGAAAGATTAAATCCTTTAGAAATAGCAAAAGCTGCTTTTCAAAGAAGTAGTTACGCATCGTTAGTTCCAGCTATTGTTGATACAGGCGCACTTTTTTATACAACAGAACCTGTCTTTGCATACGGAAGAACAACAGGTCTAGCTTCAAATTTAATTAATGGAATACCATCTGTTGATTTAGCAAATAAACTTAGTAAAGCAGTTTTAGGTGGCAGTAGGGCCATATTAAATGACGATTTTCAATGGTCAAAATCACATCAAAGAGCTTTAAATTCATCTTTGTTTTTGCAAAATGCTATTGGTGTAAGGAACGCATTTCAGAAACTTGTTGACATTGCACCAGAATCACAAAGGGTAGAGTAGCACTTTGCTGACACAAGAAAATAAGGTATAAGGATTTAAGTAGGAGTAGATATGACAGTCAGTAGCACTACAACAAAAGTCAGCTTTAGTGGTGATGGCACTACCTCTGCTTTTGCCTATAGTTTCAAGATATTCCTAGATACAGAATTAAAGGTTATCGTTAGAACAGATAGCACTGGTGCAGAAGTTACCAAAACAATCAACACAGATTATCTTGTAAGCAATGCTGGTGAGCAAGATGGTGGCACAGTTACCTTTAAGTTTGACACAGG